CTTGTGGGTGCCGCGGTAGATCACCCGGGCGCTGAAGCCGTCCGTCATGGTCAGGCGCTCGATGCCGGCAAAGCCCAGATCCACCACCTGCGACACCAGATCCCGGTGCGCGGGCGTATCGGCCCAGATGGTCACCTGCATGACGCGCTCCTGCCGGCGCAGCTCCGTGATGGACTGTCCTGCTCCACCCACGCGCATGGCGGTGAGCTCGGCAGTGGCCGGCAAGGTGATGACGCCACCGGCACTGGTGGCGCCGGCAATCAGGGCTGCCAGAGCGGTGGCAATGCTGGTCAGCGTGTCCGTGGCTTGAACCGCGTACACGACCGGCGCATGGTTCACCATCAGCATCACGTTCTGCGGCGTACTGATCGTGCCGCCGACCGTCACCTGCTGGCCGCTGGCGGTCAGCGAAAGGGTTGTCACGGGGGCCGTCTGCTGCTGCAGCGTCATGGGATACCGGGTGGTGTTGCGCTCGGTATCGGTCGGATACACGGTCACGTGGACCTTGCCGCTGTTCTGGCCGTTGCTGAACCCCAGCAGGTCGGCGTCCAGGCGCGAAGCCGTGGGCCATCCCGCGTACACCATGGCGGGGATACCGCCGGCTGCGGATGGTTGGCTCGTGCCGTTCGGATAGAGCGTCTGGGCAATGAACGACACCAGCGCGTTTTCAACGTCTGCGAGGTCAGCCATCAGGTTTCAGCCTGTGTTGCGGTGATGCGCCAGCCCAGATCCGTGAGTTCGGCGCTTGAAATCACATACCTGCGTGCAAGGTCGTCCGTGACGATGTCGTCGGAGCGCAGCGCCACGTTGCCCGGCAAAATGGGCAGCAGCACAGCCCACCAGGGCGTGCGCACGTCGCCGGGAAGGTTGACCAGGTTCTTTTCTCCCTTCGTGCCCTGCAGGATTGAGGCCGGAAACTGGGTGGCCAGCGGGGTTTCGCCCGCTACCGTGTCGCCGCCATAGCCCTGAGCGCCGACACCCGTCAGCTGCTGGGGGCGCACCAGGTTCACCACCCGGTTGCACTCCACAGCCAGGATCGGCAGCAACGGCTGCATGCCGGCAATGAAAAAGGTGGAGCCGGAGGGCTGCACCAGGTAATCGCCACGCTGCAGCTGCGTGCCGTCGGCAAGGCAGTACCAGGTGGCCTTCCCATATTTGTTGGGCCGGCCGTATTTCATGTCCTCGGCGTTGAGGCTCGCCGTCAGGTTGGCCAGCTGGTTGCCGACAGCGATGGCAGCACTGGTCGCACTCAGCGGCCGGTAGTGGCTGCATGACAGCCCGACGCGCAGCGCGGCCTTGGCGTAGCCAGCATAGACCTTGGATTGAAGGGTTGCGCCGTCCATGGTCAGCCCTCCTTACAGTTGGTCGATGCGTTTTTGAATCAGGTGCTGGACCCGGGCAGCGTGCCCGGCCAGTGTGTACAGGTTCTCGCAGCCAGTCCAGCCGGCGGCGATGGTGTTGTCCCGCATATCACATAGGAACAGGACGCTCTGAACGTCCCCATTCTTAGCCTGGGCCAGTAGCTGCTCAAGTCTTTCCACCACATCAGCATTGAATCCGCGCGGCGGGAGCGCAACGATTTCAGCCGGCATCACACCACCAGCGTGATGTTGCCGCCAGACTGGCTCATTTCAGGCCCAGGCGGCACGCCCAGGAACTGGCACAGCCGACGGCGCCAGGAGTCGAACAGGGAAAGCCGGTCGCGGACTTCGTTCTTGTTGTGCTTCCACACGGCTGCCTCGTCGGTGTCGAGGTTCGCGCCGGCGCCAGGCACAGCCGATTCGAGGGTGTAGAGGTTGGTGAGGTAGGTGTTGATCACCACGTTCCCCTCATCCGTCGTCATGTGCTGCAGGCGATACTCCAGCGCCAGATACTGACGCATGATCCACGGATAGGGAAACACCACGTTCCCGTCGCCCATGGCCGGGTATCCGCAAAACCGACGAATATCCACCAGCTGGGCGCTCGTGAAGACTTGGAGGGCCATTATTTCTGCGTCAGATCAGCGCCGGAGCGAGCCAGCAGGCTGATGGTTGCGTCATCTTCGCCGGCCACGAATTCGGATCCGGCTGCCCAGAGCTTGTGCACGCCGGCAACCACCGCACCGAATGACTTGTTGAGCACGAATACAGCGGGACCGGGAGCGCTTTCCTGCGCGTCCTGCTGTTCTTCCGTCTGGGAAACTGCCTTTGCTTTAGCCATCTGGGCTTCCTCCTTTTTGAAGCGGGCTCAATGTGAACGCGCTTGAAAAAGGAGAGGCGGGGTCGCCGCCTCTCCGATAATGCAGAACCCCTGGATTACAGGGATTCCAGCACGATGCCGCGCTTGAACGAGCTGTTGTTTGCCGTGGGGATCGTCTGGGTGTTGGTGGTGATGTCGGACGGAACCGCAAAGCCGCCGATGTAAGCCCAGGACTGCGTGACCACCTGCTTCAGAGCGTCCAGCGGCTCACGGGTCACGTGGGCGATGTCCTCCACCAGCGTGATCATGTCGTCGTCTTCCACGCCTTCGGTGTCGGCATAAGCCGTCCCGGTAAAGGTGCCTTCAACCAGCGCGCCCTGACCGCACAGAATGCCGCGACGCACCGTGCCAACCCCGGACAGGACTTGCACCGGGTTCAGGTTGGTTTCCTGCAGGCGCACGCCCAGCAGCTCGGCAACAACGCCGCGGCGGTATTCTTCGGTGGTCACCTGACCGCGGAAGAATTGCTGGAACGCTGCGTCGCTGTACAGGCCGGTCGCCTGGAGCGGGTCGAGATACATGTGATACATCCCGGTTTCAGCGACAACCGGCACGCCGTTGGCCGACATGGTCGCCTTGGCGTTCAGGACCATTTCCATGGTGAGCTTGGCTGCGTTGGTCTGTGTTCCGGCAGCGATGGCCAGAGTTGTGGCCGCCATCACACCAGCTGCCGTCGAAGGCCGCATGATGTAGGGCGCCACAGCGGAAACCACGCCATTGCCGGCAGTGCCATCAGCCACGGTGACGGAAGTGGCGAAGGTGAGCGTGCCGGAGATCCCGCCGGGGGTCGTGGACACGTTGGTGCCGTCAGCGGTGGCGCCCGTCAGGCTGTAGACATCCGCGCCCACAGTGACGTTGACGGGGTTAGAAACCGATACCGCGACAGGCTGGCCTTCGCTGTTCCAGGTGTTCTGGAAGCCGCGAATGTCATCCACGCTGATGGTTACGTTGGCAGCACCGAGAGTCACGCGCACGCGGGTGTTGCCGCCCATGTACGAGTTGAACAGGGCCATTTGCGCCAGCGTATCGACGGACCGGAAGGCCTGCTCGCCCAGGGTGTAGGCATTGCGCAGGAACAGGTTGTCGATCGCCACCTTGGACGTCTTGACGTTGAGCTGCATGTTGGCCGCGTACTGATTCACGGCCAGCACGTACTGCTCCACCGAGTAATTCTGGGGAGTCAGTCCGCTCGTGATGTCGCTGTTGGCAGCCGGCGGCATGGGGGTCGTGATGGCGGGCAACAGGCCAGTGCGGGTTTTGGTGATGGTTTCACCGATGTTTGCCAGGAACGGCTCGCGGTCGGCGATGGAACGGAAACCCAGCTTGGCTTTGAGCGCCTTTTCGAAGCGGTGCTCGAGCCACCCTTGCTGGATGACGGATTGAAGCGATGCAGGCAGATTTTGGATAGACATAATGATTGCTCCATGGGTAAATGAAAAGTTCTCATTCGCCATGGAGGTCTACTCCCGGTGCGACGGTGCTACTTTTACGGCATGTCAGGCCAATAGCGATTAAGCTTGGCGATGTTTTCGGTAGCCGGAATAATTCGCAAATTCGACTCCACATGAAGCCCACAAACAATCTGGCTTCTCAGTGGCACGATGTGGTCCACGTGATGCTCGACACCCGTGGCAACCGTGATTCTTTTTGCTTCTAAGAAAATATTGTCAATTAGCCGCTTGTTGGCCCAAGCGGGCGTAGCGGCAAATTTTCGCGCCCTTCTCCGCGACTCATTCGCGGCATGACGAGCCGGGTTACTCTTTTTCCAATTTTTAAGAATTGAAAGTTTTGTTTGCCGGGTTTCATGCGGCATCGACAGATGGCGCTTCCGAAAATACTCCGGCGAAGCCCTTTTTTCAGGGTGCTCCATAAAATAGAGCCCCGTCTTAGCCAGTGACTTCTCCCTGTTTTTGGCATACCAGGCGGCCATTTTTAACTGGACGCAGCCCTTGCATGAGCGAGACAACCCATCGGGAGTGGTCTTGTCCTTATGAAAAAGGGACAAATGAAAAACCCCTTTACACTTTGAACACTGCTTCACGCTCGAATCCTGTCCGTTGTATCGGGCTAGTAACGGTCAAAGCCTCGCTTTTTAGCCTCGGCGTCCCGTTCTTCCTTCGTCATTTCTGAAACCTTCTTGGGCTTGTTGTCGCCCCCTTTCGGAGGCTCCTTGCCGCCCTTTTCGGTGCTGTTCGAAGTACCGAAGAAATGTGGTTTCGACTCTTTCAGGGCCTTGATCAGATCAGCAGCCCCTTCCACGTCGCCCTGGTCGTTGAGCTTCAGCTTCGACAGATCGACGAGTTTCAAAACATCGAGATCCACCACCCCGGCCTTGACGGCTTCTGCCTTCAATTCTGCCCGGATAATGCGCTCGTTTGATGCCTGCTGCGCTTTGGCAATAGCCGCCTGCGCTTCTTCGCTCGCCTTCTTGGCGGCGTCTGCCGCCTCCTGTGCCTTCTTCTCGGCATCCTGGCGTGCGATGCGCTGCGCCTTGTTCTCTTCGCGCAGTTCGTGGACATACTCGCGGGAGAAATGTTCAGCCGCAGGTGCGTTCGAACTGCCACCCGCCGATGAGCCTCCACCACCGCTCCCGTTACCGCTTTCCCCTTCCTGATACACGTGCTTACGGATCAGCATCTGCCTTCTCCAAATGAAAAGACCGGCGTCAGGCCGGTCGCTGTACTACGCCAACGGCATCCGCCGAAGGCTTGAAACTGGGTTATTCGTTGATCTTCACCTGCTTTTGAGCGTTGTCGTTGCGCTCTTTCATGTCCGCATCCGCCAGCAGCTTCTCGGCCTCGGCGTCCTCGATGTCGTAATCGTCGGCCAGGATCTTGATGGCCGTGGCACGCGACAACAGCCCGGCATCGCAGAGCTTCGTGAGCGTCGTGGCCCGGCTCATCAGCTCGTCAGGGGTGGCCTTGAACCATCCCGGCCAGCGCAGTGACAGCGGCTCTGTCTGATTCAGTTTGCCCACCTTCGAGCCATCCTTGAACACCAGGTCGAGCTTCTGGGAGGCCTTGACCACCATCTGCAGGAGCGACAGGAGAGCGCCTTCGCCGTAACTGATGCGCAGCCGGTCAGCCAGCCACACCAGCGCCTGGTGCATCAGCTCCATGGCCTTCCCGGACTGGGCTGCGCTGATCTTCTCGGCGCTCGCCCGGTTGCCGTGCATGGTTTCCAGCGCTACTTCGCGCAGGTGCTTCACGTAGTCCAGAACGGCAGACACCGCTGTGCCGTTGATTTCCAGCATCTTGGCATCGCCGTCAGCGCCCACCACGATGGCGGTGGAAGCGCTGCGCACCATGGTGCCCCCTTCGTTCGCGGCAGGCTCCTTGATCAGCAGTGTGGGATCGGAGCTGTATTTCAGCCCGCGTCCAGCCTGGGACAGCTGGTAATCGATCTCGATCTGGGTATCGATGGCCTCGCCGGGGAACGTCGGCGCACCATCCACATCGTCGCCGCCTGGCAGGTTCTTGGCCCACACCAAGGGAACAAAGCCCAGGTTATGCGCTACCGTCAGCGCAGGGTCAATCTTGGGCTCGAAGCCCTTTACCGCAGCATCCTCTTTCGTCCAGGGGATGAACACCTGAGACTCGGCCTCGGTCCACGCACGCTGGTAGAAGTAATCCACCTGCAGGCGATCTTCCGGGATCTCGTGGCCCATTTCTTTCAGGGCCGCACCCTTGATCTTGTAGGTTTCCGTGACGCTTTCCAGCTCGTCCGGCGCATCTTCCTTCCAAACCGGCGTCAGGAACTCAGTGGCCATCGCCTTGAAGAACACGCGGCCTTTCAGCACCTGCATGCGGAAGCATTCGCTCCCCACGGATCCAGCAGTGGCCCCGGCGATCATCACCTGGTTGAGGCCGGTTTCCTTGATCAGACGCGCCAGCGAGGCCTTGGTCTTCTCGTCCTTGTGGTCAACCGTCGGGAAGTGTCCCTCGTCGAACAGCAGGGAAATCGAGTCCTCCACCACCGTGCGGCATAGGGAGCAGCGCACGGAGGGCCGGCGGTCGCGTAGCGGCACGTATTCCTTGGCCTCTGTCTGCTCCACATGGAACGGGTGCGGCAGCACGTCGTAGAACGTCCCTTCCAGCACGCGGCGCAGCATGGTCAGGCGGAAAGCCCGTGCCGGGAAGTCCTTGTCCGGCTTGTGGCGCTCCGTGATGGTTTTGAACATTCTGAATCCTTGTCATTTGGCCGCGCCTGCCGCCGTTAGGAACCCCGAGAGGGTTAAGGATCGGCTCGTCTGACCACATCGCGGACCCGCCGGCGTTATTGGCCCCACTGGACCGGCGCTGGGTTGAAAATCAGCGATTCATGTGCACCATCTGGACCGTCTTGGTGCGGACGGGTCTCACTGCTGGCCAGCGGTATGTAACGAAATAGCCGCACGCGTCTGGCGAATGATCTTTGCCCTGCGATTTGTCGGGTTCGCCGTTCTTGTCGTATACCTGCTGCTCCAGGCACTCCGTCAGAACTGGGGCCTTCCGGGTATTGATCAGCAGCCGCCGCTCACCTGCAGCGTTCAGGATGACGCCATTCATGGCGGCCAAGCGATCCTTCACGGCCGGATTGGTGCTGTTCACGCACAGCGTCAGACCGGCGTCCGTCAATATCTGCAGGTCCGACAAAGCGGCATTTACAGACTTGTGCCCTTGCCCGCTCGCGTCAGGGTAAACCGTGATGTGGTGGCCCTTCGCCTTGTAGCGGTCCACCAGCAGCTTGGCCAGCGCCGGCGTGTCGCGCACGCCCGTCAGCTCGTCCAGAACCATCGGCTGGTTGTCGCGGATAACCCCGATTGCTGCGGTGCAGTTGTAGACGTTGAAGTCAGCGCCAATGTGCAGCGGCTCGCCCGCAAGGATTTCCGCGTCCGTGTGGTTGTGCACACGGGAAAAGTCCGGGTAAACCGCCCCGCTCACCAGGTTGACGAACTGGCCGTCAAGGTAGGCTGAGATCAGTTGCGGCGGGTACGTTGCCAGAAGCGACGGAATGTAGTCTTCTGGCAGGAAAATTTCGTTTTCGTAGGTGCTGGCCTGAATCAGACCGTACATCTTCCGGAGGTCCGCCTCCTGCAGGGGCTTCTTGTAAAACTGCTCGTAGACGAAACGGAACCCTTCCGGGGTCGTTGTCACGTCAATGCCGTTGCGCAGGCCTTCCTTCTTGTATCGCATCCGGGCGGCAATCTTGCGCCACGCCAGCTGCGCCTTTTCAGGCTTCATTACATCCAGCTCGTCGATCAGCGCCTGGCCGATCTTGAAGCCTACAATCTGCTCGGGGGCGTCCATACTGCGGCAGATCGTGGTGCCGCGATACTTGCGCCCCTCGAAGAAATGGACCTCTTTGTTCCCCTGATTGAGCTTGATCCCCAAGCCCATTTCAAAAGCCACTTCTTCGATGGTCGGGTAGAAAATGTCCCGAATCTGTGGGTATGACGGGGCAAAGTAGCCCTGATTTACGCGCGGGTGCGCCCAGAATCCCTGACATTGGGCCGTACACCCAACCCACGTCTTGCCGCTTCCATACCCGCCCACATAGGCCCTGAACTTCTGGGGGAGCCCTAGAAATTCGGCCTGCGGCCTAGTCAGCGTCGGCATTGGCCGTTTTCTTTCGCCCGTCCACGATGGTGAACGTGAAGCTCTTGGCCTCTGGCAGTTCGCCGCCATCTTGGGCTGGATCGATCCGTTCGCGCCACAGATCTGGGCGCCGGTTCTTCAGCCAGAAGATGCAGGCCACGGTATCGGGCGGATAATGCTTGGTGATATTCGTCACCGTCACTTCGCCCTGGTAATTCGAAATATGCACATCCGGGTGAGAAAACCCGGTTGCGCGCCGAAAGAGCTTGTCGGCAACCTCGGCATCCGCCAGCTGCTTGCCGTCTTTTAAGGCATTACAAAAATCGGGGTGGGTTTTTTTCCACCGATGGACAGTGAGGACGTTTACCCCGAAAAAGTCAGCCAATTCTGCGTCAGCCGCTCCCAGCCGGCACAGCTTACGGACTTGATCTACGAACTCAGGACGGTAGACTGTGGGCCGTCCGCGCCCTTTCTTTGCTTTTGAGCGACTCTTCGCCCCGCTAGTCTTGGCCATCTTGGCCTCCAAGCGTTTGGTTGCAACCAGCGATTACTGGGTGAGTGCAAATAAAAAACCCGGCACGAGGCCGGGCGAAGGTGTCGATCGCTGCAGATCCAAATCAACACGGAGGAGTTGGGGTATTACTGGGCCTGGAAACTGTTGGCCAGAATCGCTCGCTCTCGGGATGCTGGCAGCCGGGCCGGGGCGCAATTTCCAGGCCCAGAAACGCAGAAACCCCGCTTTGGGCGGGGCTTCTCGGATTTCTGGTACGGTATAGAAAATAGCTTGTACAGGAAGTTTTTTTCGGAGTCAAGCATTTTTACTCGACAATCCCACAGCGCGCCAGTTCATCCGCAATGAGGTATTGGGCCCGGCTTTCGATCTCCCTGAGCCTGTCGCGCACCTGGCGCCACTTGGCGGTAACAGTGTCGGGGTTTACATCGAACATCCCAGCCAGCTGCCCCAGGAGCACCTTCTCCCCAAAGTACCGCTGGATCAGGTGGTCAATCATGCGCCGGTGCACCATTCCGGTGGGCATGGATGCGACAACCGGCAGGATCAGCTCCATTTTGGCCTCGACGCCCTCTTTGCCCAGGGAGTACCGGGCCACGATGACATAGCGCTCGATCTTTGGCAGCTGGCTTACCCTCCCCAGGATCATGCCGGCCTGGGCTGCACCGTCTACCCCGACGAGGCCCTTACCGCTGCCGCGGCCTCCCATCAGCTTGGCCATGGGCGTCATGGCGTACTGCTGGGCGTTGAACAGATAGGCGAACCGCAGCGCGTCATGCGAGGATCTGAACAGTGGGATTTCAGCTTCCATTCGGTTCCTCCCGTTGAAATAGATCACATCGGCGCCCGAATGTCCGGCGCTTGAACAGGCACTGCGGTATGAATTCTCCGCCTTGTTCCCTGATTCTCTTGTGCATGCACTCGCCACAGGCTCGCTCCTTTGCTCTTGATTCGGCTTCGCGGCGCGCCGCCACATCCTGGGGGTCGCCGTACTCCCACGCCTGGAGGGTCATGCTTTTACCCTTCCCGTCTCAAAAAGCCACTCCAGTGTCTTGACGTGCGCCCGGCACCAGAACTCCTTGCGCTCTTCGCGGGTCATTTCCTTGCCGTCATCCAGCTGGCCATGACAGCAATTCGTGCCCAGGGCGGCTATTGCCCAGTCATGGGCCTTCATGCCCATGGATTTTCCGTATTCGCTCCAGTTGGCGTGTGCCATCACCACCGACCCATCGTTATGCCGTCCGCAGCCCATGCAGCACGGAATGTCCCGGGCGGCATTGAGTAGCTTTTTGCTCCGGTACATCAAGCTGCAGCCTCGATAAACGACATTTCGGAGACGTGGACAGCGACCTCCGGGGTGGCAGCGTACCGCTTCGTTACGCTGACTTCACAAACCTGTTTGTCGTCCATGAACACGACGCCGTTCATCGCATCGCAAATTCCCTTCAGCACGTTATCGATGTCCGGTTTTGTGGTCGGCAGCACGGCACCTCCCAGAGCAAGTGCGGTCTTTTTCTTGGACCAT